GTATCGTCCAGGCATGGCAGCACACTGCGAGCAGGGCGGGTACGGACCGTTCATACTTACCTCGGCACAGAAGAAGATTGTATCTATAGCTATTGAGCTTTTCTTTAATGAGAAGGTTCCAGTACGTATGCAGATACTTAAGTCTCGTCAGCTTGGCGTGACTACTCTATTCTTAGTCTTCTGGGTTTGGATATGCTACCAAGTAGAAGGTTACACTGCTATGTTTATGATCGACAAGGGGCCTCACCTTGAAGAGAAAAGACAGCAGCTTATTACATGGGTAGAGACAGCAGCAGAAAGGTTCCCGACATTACCAACACTTAAGCGACGCTCATCAAAAGTACTAGAGCTGACTAATGGAAGCAGAATCCTTCTTGAGTCTGCAGAATCCCCCAACCCTGGTACTTCAGAAATGCTTCAGGCGCTGCATCAATCAGAGCGCCCTAAGTGGCCAGTAGGCAGAAGCACACAGGTTAAGGCGTCCATCCTACCAGCCATCCCTGTAACACAACATACAATAGTTATTGATGAATCAACAGCAGAGGGGTTTGACGACTTCCAAGCAGACTGGATTCGTATTCACGAAGGTCGGGATGAGTTCTCTGATGTTAGGGTTGTGCCCATTTTCCTGCCTTGGTACATATCCGACGAGTACCGCAAGACCCCACCAAAGCGTTCATACCATAAAGGTAAGTTTAAGTGGTTGAACAACGACCTTGAAGTTTGTGAAACAGACGGAGAGGGTAACATAACTATGACGGAGGAAGACTTTGCTAATAAGTATAACTTAGCATACGACCAAGTTTTCTGGCGTCGGATGAAGATTAAGGCTGCGTCACCTACCGGGTTCGGTGGTGATAAGGTTATGTTTGACCAGGAGTACCCGACAACACCAGACCATGCTTGGGCATCGGTTGGCTTAAGGTACTACCCACACAGCATCTTAGAAAGAATAAAAGTAAAGGAACCGTGCTTCATAGGTAGAGTAGAACACTCTGGTCAACCTATAACAACACTGCAGCTAACGTCTGCACTTAAGATAGAGCCTGTCGTTAAGACAGAACAGTACGGGCCGCTTCGTATCTGGGATATGCCAGAAGAAGGTATGCGCTACTTCATAGGTGCAGACGTATCAGAAGGTAAGCTTATCACAAACGGTTCCAAGTCAGAGGGTGACTACTCTGTGATATGGGTGCTAGATGAGTTCGGTAGAGATGTAGCAGTATTCAGGGACAGGATACCTCCAGAAGAGTTTGCTTACTACCTGATACTTATGGGAAGACTATACAACAACGCGAGGGTTAACTGTGAACGCAACAAGGACGGTGCGACTGTTTGGGCTTTTTTTGAGCCCACAGGCTATCCGAATGTATATTATCGTGACGACTCTAGGGGCCGTGTATCTGACCTTGCTTGGTCTGTTGTCGGGCCTGGGGCTCGCATACCGCTTATGAATCTGCTCCGTGCAGCGATACGGGATGACCCATCCAGAATACGTTCTCGGAATCTTTTCAAAGAAATGCAGAGCTTTGTTCGCAAGCAAAATGGTAAGATAGAACCATCATCAGGCAAACATGACGATTGCCTGTTCGCGAGAGCGCATGCAGAAGTTTGCAGAGTGGGGTTGACTGGTAGGATGGTAGAAAGTATTCCTGATCCTATACCACCTCCCCCTCCCTCTGATTCTATGGAATCCATTTTTGAACACAATGGCATCGAGATTTGGTAATGGCATTTGATTTTGAAAAATGGGACATGCGCGTGAGGCGCGACTTAGCAACAAGGATGGCTAACGTAGATCCTACGTGGGAACGTAATGCTAGGTATGTGCGTAACGAAGGCACAAACAAGTACGGCACAAAGACTGAGTACAAGGGTAACTTAGTAAGAGAGTTTGAGAAAGTAATCTACCATAGGGTAGTAAACAAAGACCCGTCTATCAAGGTTCGTGCGGCAGATACAAATTACTCTGACAGCGCCAAAGACCTTGAAGTTGTGTCCAACGACATTAGCAGAATAGTTAGACTTAAAGATGCGCTTCGTCAGGCTACAATGCTTTCTACCTACAGCATGGGATGGCTTGAAGTTGGACACCCATATGCAGCGTTCGGGTTGAATCCAAACCAATACGCAGCGGTAAACAGAAACATAGTAGATACGTCCAGGCTTGAGTCACAGTGGGAAGAAGTTGACCCACAATCTGCAGAGGCGAGGGGCGTTAACTTAGACAACGTTCAATCTAGCCCGCTAGACTTCGACCCAAACGCATACCTAACCGGAGTCAATGAAGAACCATCGCCAGTATTTAATGATGGAGGGATAGGGTTTCCATATCTTACTTATGTAGATGGAAGACACCTAGTAACTCCAGCAGACATTGACAATTATCTTGAAGCAGACTATGTAGCAAGGCTCCGTATTTTAACACGCGACGAACTTAGCGTAATTAACGACAAGGAACTACCAGACTACGCTGGCGTACCACACAACTATAGGTCGCTGTTCCCTGGGGTCGATTTTAAATATCTTGAGGATGACGCTGTACTTATCTGTGAATGCTGGATTAAGCGTGACAGGCTAAACTCAAAATACAACAACTGGTTTGCAGCATGGGTCGTAGGTGAATCGGACATCGTTCTTCGTGATATGCCTAACCCGTGGGGAGGTATGACGCCATACACTCCGGTTAAGCTTACTAAGATGGGTAAGTTCTTGGAGCGCACAGTTGTTGATGACATTGTTCCAATCTCTGATATGTATTCAATCGCGCTTAAGGCTATTGACCAAGACATGATGCAGAGCTTGAACCCAAAGATTATTGCTGACCAGACTGCAAACATTAAGGACGATGACGTTAAGAAGCTTCTTAACCCAGCGTTCCGTGGAGCAATCAAGGTAAACAGAGCAGAGGGTATAACTTTTGAGCGCGGCCCAGGTATAGACCTTAACAAGATACAGTACGTTAGGTTCTTGCGTGAGATAGCGCAGCAGTCAACATCTACTTCTGAGCTTGACAAAGGGCAGGCTATCAAGAAGATTACAGCTAGACAGACACAGGCACTAACTGAAGCGACCGACCAGATTATAACTGGCATGAGAGAGCTGGTCGCTGAGTCTGCACAAGAAATAGTAACTAAGCTTATGTTTATCCTTGGTATGTTCCATGGAAAGAAACAGCAGTACAAGTACGGTAACCGCGTAGTTACATTTGACCCAGGCTCGCATGACTTTACAACGTCCCTAATCTACCAGATAGACGTAAGGGACATGGGACCAGACCCAGGCGCAGAAGACAAGATGCTTTATACTCAGTTCATCAGAACGGTATCAATGAATCCTGAGCTTAGCCAGCAGTATGATTGGAACAAGGTAGCGACAGAGGTTGCCCGTATCTTTGGCTGGTCACCAGACACAGTTAAGCAGCAAGAAGAAATGATGCCACAGATGCCAGAAGGAATGAACCCAATGGGTCAAGGCATGCAGGGCGCTGCAGGTGGAGCACCAGCGGCATCCAACCAGTCTGAAGTAAACCCAAACCCAGGCAGAGGCCCAGGTGACCAAGCGTCGTCAGGTGGCGCTCCTAGTTTATCAAATGCCTTTTCCGGCCTAGCTAGGGGGATGTGATGATATACGAGTACCAATGCACACACCGTAAGTGTAGACACATAACAGAGATAATGCGTGCTGTTGCAGATAGGCTTGAGCCTGCCTTCTGTGAAAAATGTGGAACAGAATCTAGAAAACTAATATCCATACCAATGCGCTCTTGGAGCACCAAGGTAGATAATGAAATGTACCCGATGGTTAATCCGTTTCTTAGCGAACGTGGTAAGCCGCCTGTCGTATTCCAAAACGCATCGGATAGAAAAAGATACTACAAAGACAACGGACTGATTGATGCGGTGACACCAGAGGCTGACAGGCCAACAATGTATACAAACGACGCAGATTGCGATAACTATAAAGACTTCGATAAATTCAAGGATCTTTCTGATCCTTTTGTAGAAAATTCTAAATACGTCAGAGCTACTGACGAATGGGAGAAAAATCCAAATGAGTGATATTACTAACAACGCCCCTCCGCAGACCGCTCCTGCCTCTGCACCAGCCGAAGCCAGTCCTCCTGTGGCTACCTCGGCTTCCCCTGAGCCTGTAGAGGGTACTCAGCCCCCCTCTACAGGCTCTCAAGGGCAGGCCAGCTTCGACATGGCAGCGTGGAAGGCGTCCGGCTCGAACCGGTCTGAGCTACCCGACTCCATGCGTGGACTTTATGACCACCTGAGTGACGATTTCTCTAAGCGTGATTCGTTTAACGCTGTAAAAGAGCTTCGTTCACTTATCGAGCAAGCTGACACTAAGGCCGCACCACAGCGACAGGGTGTTTATGATAACCAGCAACAACAGGCCGAAGGTGGCGATGTTGAGAGGCAGGTTCAAGCTCGAATGGCGCAAATGAAGAACCAGGAATCTGTTCAAAAGTTTCGTGGTGACTTTGAATCTATGCTTAAACAACCAATCAATGTTGGCGATGGACACACGTTCGCATTCGCTGACAAAAACGAACTAGGAAAGTTTGTAGATTTTTCTCGTAATGTCCTGAATAATGGTGCTATTAGCCCTATGGATCTTTACAAGCTCTACAACTTTGAACGAATCCTTGCTGACACTGGCGAGTGGAAAGCACGGCAGCATGAGGAAGCGATGCGAAAAGTAGCGAGTGGCCCTCGCAGCACGGAGCAAAGCGGAACTCAGCAAACCTCAAACAAAGAAGCACGCGCCTCTGGCCAGAGTAGCGGTAATCAGACAGTTGAGGAAATCATGCAAGAAAAATTCCCTGAGATTTATGGAAACATGAAATCAGGAACCGTCCGATACGGATAAAAAACTCTAATAAGGAAGTAAACAATGGGCGCACGCTCCGAATACACCGAAACTAGGGCACTAATCCAGGCCATTGAGGACCGCGCTAAAGCGATTATCCCTCAACAGCTTATTCAGAACTGGTTTTATTACCGTCTGACTTCGCAGGCCCGTGCTGTTAAGTGCTTTGATAACGTAGAAATCCCGCTGATGCCAGCGGTCCCCACCCTTGGTAAGTGGATTGGGAAAGGTTCAACGTTGCCAGATACCTCAAGCGACCAACTTGCGTTGGCCACTTACAATAACCGGTATCTTGCAACACCGACCACTCTCAATCTAGTTGACCTTTGGGAACATGAAAACAACCCAACCATGATCTTCCAAGATGCTGACTTTGAAGCGCTTAAAGCGGCTTGGGGTATGCGTCGGATGTTGTCTAACTCTGTACTTAACGGTACTGGTGGACTTCAACCGGATGGTCTTGTCGGTAAGGTTCTTGAGAAGCTTGCTCCTGCATCGCAGGTTCAGGTTGTCGGTATGGTTGACAAGTCTTCAAAGGCTTGGTTCCGTAACCAATTCGTTAACTTGACTCAGAACTTTGGTCATATCGCTTCTGGAACCACCATTCCTGCTGGTATCCTCGCGGCCCAAAGCCTTATCGACTCATGTACTGTTGGTCAAAACGTACCTACTGACCTTGTGACAACCAAGGCAATCTTCCACCTGTTCCGACGTGCTATGCTTGAGATGTCGTCTGCTTACCACCTTGCCACTACTGAGCAAGATGCAGTCTACGGATTCAAGAGCATTACGTTTGACGGCGTTAAGCTTGCATGGGACCCACAGATGCCAGATGATACGCTTACCTGCGTACACATGGGTAGCACCAAGACTGATTCACGTCGCTCTGGTGAGAACTCTGTTAAGTACGATGGTGACCTTGAGAACGCAACTGTCAAGAATGTTCTTGAGCTGGATGGCGGATTGTTCATGTTGTACAACCCGAACGTTCGTATGCGTACTCTAGAAGCACGTACACCCTACCGTGAGCTTAACCAGACATCCTGGTTGGTACACTCCTTCAACATCGGCGTTGGTCGTATGTCAGACCACGGCGTTGCCGGTTCTGATAACGGTTCTCGCTGGTCTACCTGGAGCTAATCATGCCTGGATCTATGATGCTAGCTAGACGCATTAAGGATGCTGTTATTCCCGCTACAACGGGAACGATGGCAGTACATCCAACAGGCGCAACCAACGGAATTCAATTGACTTCTGATGGTTCGTCTGCCGGTACTGCTGGAAGCTATGTCGAGGTTGTTGCTGCAAGCGGTATCACTAGTGAGTTTCGTATCACTAGTGTTATGGTGGACAGCTTCAGTGCCGCGACTAGGCTTCACATTACGGTTGCTACTGGTTCCGCCGCATCGGAATCTGAAATTGGTACATTTGTTGTAGGTGTAGGAGCAACTGCTACCGCACCAACAATCCCTGTGTCAATGGCAAACATTCCCGCTAACACGCGAGTCGCTATGAAGGTTTCTGCTCAAAGCGGAACCGGAGTAACTTGTCGCGTTAACATTAACTACGTAACAGTCTAGGAGATTATCATGCCTGTTTACTCTGGAACCGTTGGTGCTGCTGGCGGGAACTATGAGGCCCTTTTCGACGGTCATGGACCTGAAGCTTGGACCGACATCAACCCTAATTCGTTCTTTAAAGACCCTAATATCTTTATTCCTGCAGCAGAGGTAACTCTAGCAAAGGAAGACCAAGAGCTTTGGGACCTTTACAAGCGACCACGGGAAGTCATCTACACCGAGATTCACAACAACATTACGTTTAAGTACCGGCTTAGCCTGACATTCCTCGTAATGCCTGCTGGCGCGTCTTCTGTTACACTTAGTTCTGCTGTCGGCACTTATGAAACCGCTGGTAAGATTCTGGGTAACGACGGTGTACTTGGCGTTACTGGTGCGAATCATAGTAATACTGCCGGTATTTCACTTGGTAAGTACTTTAGCCTAGGAGTTGATACTGTAGGCGAGGCCGCTATTGGGGAGTACGCTGTTACTTCTCTTGCCTCGGATGCGTTTACCGTTGGCTCACTAACTGCCGGTGACGGCATTTGGGTTATCCGCTCTGGTCGATGCTGTGTGTTGCCTGACGCAGATATAT